CCGCCTCTGGTTTTTCCAGCCAGCTTTATATCATTAACCATATATAGCACACATTTTATATTTTGTCAAGTACCTCCTATTGTATAGTTTTACTAAAATGTTCCGTGTCCACCGACTCCTTTCTTACATCAACTATAGTTCCATCACGAACAACAAATTTAATGGACACCTCTCCAAACTCCTTTTTCTGCAATTCAGTAGCAATCCAATTAAGATAACAAGAAAGTGAACTTCCTGTAGCAGTTTTATTATTCATTTGCCCGCCTTTTTCTTTCTTTTTTTTGCAGCCTGTGCCAATTTAGTCATTTTCTTGACACCATACTTCTTAATACCAACACTTGCTGCAACTGCTGCTGGATTTTCATATCCAGCTTCTCTAGCTTTCTTTTCAATAGCAGCAAATCGTTTGCCACTACCCAATTTAGGTTTTCTAGCCATTATTCACCTCCTCCATGATATTTTTTGTACCACTCATTATAGGTCATGTAGGGAATAATTCCTTGCTCTTTAGTTCTTCTGTATTTTGGTTCGTGCCCTTCTACAAAGAAGTTTTCAAGACACCTACAGTTACATCGCTGCTCTGGACTTAATCCTTCCCAATGCGGATATGGAGTGGTTTCACCATTAGGTAATGTATAAAGTCCAGTTTCCATATCCTTTTTCTTTCCATCCATAGCTGCATGGTCGGGTCTTGTTCTTAAATCCAAAACAGCGTCCCATACCATATATCCTTTAACACCATTATCTAATGCCTGATAGTATGTATAATCTGAACCAGCAGTAAGTGCATTCATCCCTTCTGTTCTTACTATTTTTAATGCTCTACTATTTGAAATATCAATAGCTTTTGATAAATCTCTGCTCATAGCTTCAAAAGTTTTACCTTGAGCCAATCCATTCATCAATGCTTCTCTTATTTTCCTTCTAGATACTATTGTATATTCTTTTAATGATTCTGCATAAAATTTATTATTTATTTCTTCAATGGAAAATAATTTAGCTATTTGAGCAGCAGAAGGAATAAGTAAACCTAAATGTATACCAGTAGTCATATCTAAAGCCCACTCATTATAAAAAAATGACTGTTTATACAATTCTGGCAATGCTGTTTTTATTGCATACAAGCCTCTTTTTATAGCAGGTTCCAAGATGTCCAATAATTGTTCCTCTATTGCAGCATATCTATTATATTTTGCTAAATCAGAAGTAGTTAGTATACCATCGATAGCATATTTATCATAAATTATTTTCATTTCACCTTGTATATTCATCAAAGCATCATAATATGCTGCTTGTATTCTATCCTCATACTTTTTCAATAAGGATAGAAATGCTGGAACTATTGTTTCTTTTCTAAAAACCTGAAAATCTGGCATATTAGAATCTCATCCAAGGTTTCACATACCATGTACTCTTATTCAATGACTCTTTCAGCTTCTCGGCTTCTTTAACTAAATTTCTCCGTATTAGTTCATTGTAAAGTACATCAGCCACCTTTACATTATAGCTATATGGAATATCACTGTAAGTTTTAGCCAATTCCAAAAGCACTTCATTACTCGCAAAATGGAAAGAAGTATCGGCTGTATCAGCTTCCCTTTCTAAATCAATTTTATATTTAGTAAGAAATTCTTCATACTTCTTTATTTTGTCTTCTTCACTTTCTACTTCAGAATATGAAGGCATCACATCTACAATAGTTTCATCCGAAACAACTTCCTGTTTTACAGGTTCAACTTCCTGCTTTATTTCATCCAAAACAGGTTCAACTTCCTGCTTTATTTCATCCAAAACAGGTTCTTCTACTTTCTTTGCCATAACATCTCTCCTTTATTCTCCAATTTGTTCACCTTTATCATTAAAAGCTTTTCCTATGGGTTTACCTTGCTCATCAAAACTTGATTTTGCACCAGTCATATCATATAATGTTCCTATAGGATTACCTTTAGAATCCTTCTTTGTCTGCTCTACACTAGGCATCATATTCTCTCTATCCTGTTCCTGCCTTCTTAGTTCCTCTTCTGTATTGGGTACAATGTCATCAGGCATAAAATCAGTAACAAGATAAGAACTGAATCCTGCTGCCTTCAATGCCTGTGCAGTCTGTGCAAATTCCAGTACATTCAATGGTGTGTTCCGTTTATGAGTTATAACAATATCTTCGGACTGACAATATGGTCTACCTAATACTTTATAGACATTAAATATCAGATTCATTCTTTCATACAGTCCAGTGTCAAAATCAGCCTCAGCCGAAGAAACAAGATTCTCAAAATCAAACAATAATCTTTGAATAGCTATACCAGAAGCACCACTAAACTTTTCTACTGCAAAATCTGGAACATGAGACTGTATATGAATCTGATTTTTTACTAAATCTGTCATAAACTGAATAAATCCATAGGGAATATCTTTTGTTAAAAACTTTATATCTGCATCTTTATCCAAATGTTCCATTATTCTATATCTTTTCAAATTCTGTAGTGCCGCTGATATAGCATTAGGTTCCTTTTTCTTCATTGGGTCTGTTATACCAAACCGTTTCATAATAAGATATGCGTTTGCAAATCTGTCAAATTCATTCATTGAATCAGAAATAAGCATATCATAACAATCTATCAGTCCAATGACAGGTTTAATAAGTCCCATCCTTTCATCACCGAGGTAATATGCTGCAACAGGAATATCATTGAAAAAGTTAGGTTGGTCTGGAGCATCTTTTACTAGATTCCAGTCATTACTACCAATAAAAGATTGATTTGAAGTATCATTTTTCAACCTTTTATAAATTTCAATGTGGTCTTTATAATACACTTCTACTTTATAAGCTCCATTATTCACTGGATAAAACCGTATTGCCATTTTCTTTTTCGGTTCAGAACTATAGTCATAGAGAAGTATCATTTCACGTGGGTCAACAGTAAAGAATTTTACTTCTGCCTTTACTGGCAATTTATTATCCATAGTAAACTCACCATCTATATACAATAATTCATAAGAAACTCCAAAAATTCCAGTATTTCTTCCAGCTCTGCTTGTTTTTATATGCTCATTATTTATATTATAATTATTCATTAAATTTGCATATGCAGGATAATGTGATTCTATATCGGGATTATTTATAGCTTCCATTGAATTTTTTGGCCCCGTTGGAGAACCATCTACTAATTCAGTGGGTTTATAAGTAATGTATTTTGGCCTATAAGCATATCCAGAAAAAGTATTCACTATTTTTCTACCATACGGTACAGGAATTGCTGCATTCGGTGTATTTGCATCAGTATAGTTATGAGTTATAATATCACCTCTATTATTTGCATTCTGTGGATTGAATTTAGAACCTGCTGCAACTGCTGGATTTGCAAACGGATTTCTTTTAGTTATTGTTTCATTTTCTCCTATATAGTATTTCCATAATACATTGAATACCTGTACTTCATTGTGTTCATATTGTTCTATAATAGAAAGAATATCAGAAGTAGTTAATACATCTTTATCAGTTTTTAATAGTTCCATAAAATATCTCCTATAAACCTAAATCGCTTAAACTATAATTTGAAATAAAACCAGAATAAACTTCCTCGTGCCATAATTCTTCTGTGCCATATCGCAATGCTGCAATACAATCATCATTCACTTCTACAAAATCATCAGTATATTCTTCATTACCATCTTTATCTCTTATCTTTTTCCTATGGAATATCTGTATCTCTTTTGCAGTATTTGGGCATTTTGTTTTATCTATATGCATTCTCTGTCTTGTAAGAAAATCTATACCGAACCGTAAACTCCCCATTCCTTTTGTTGCACCTTCTACATGCCATCCTCTACTATTCCATTCATCGATTCTGTCTGGTTCAGCACTATCTGCTTTTATTATCATACTATGACCTAAGTCCCCATAATATTCTTCAGCATTCATAATAAACTGTAAATTTGTCCAACCTTTTCCATATAGTTCATCAATAACATATAGTTCACCATCCCTAAAACCACCTAAGATAAGAGCTGAAGCATGATTATATCCAAAATCCATACCCATAAATAAATTTTCATAACTGTCCAAACTATAATCCAAATCCTCAATAATATAGTCTGAAAATACTACACCACCATATACTCCCCAATTACCATTAACATATACATCTTTATAGTATTGGTCAGTAATAGATTCCAAATATCGTACAACATCTTCTTGCAAAAACCTGTTATCTTTATAGGTACTGTGATGCAGTGTTACTCCTTTTTTCGGTTCATCAAAATAAGTTTTTTTAATCCAATGTCCAGCCCATATTGGATTTAATGTTAATATACCTTGTTTAACAAAAGTTGTATTACCTCTCAATCTCAGTCTCAGTTGATTCACATCATCTGGAACAGCTTGGTCTGCCTCTTCCAGCCAAAAATCAGTAGGGTCAAAAAAACTTTTCAGTTTTGTAACATCATCCAGTCCAACACTAAATATGGCATTATCGGTTACTTTACATTTTATGCTTGCTTCTGTATTATTGAATGAAAACAAATCAGTCATTCCAAAATTACGTATAGTTTGTACTAACAAATCATAACAAGAATGCTTTACTTCCTTCTTTACTTTTCTTGCTACTAAAAATCTATGCCCTTTTTCTGTTACCATTTTGTAAATAATTTTCTGTGCAGTAAAATAGGAATTATGGGTAACAACAAAATTCTTAAGCAGCATCTTATTATCCCCATCTACCATACATCCATAATATTCTCCTTCTCCGCATTCTTCAATTTTGAATGCACACTTGCTTTTTGCATTATGTGCTTTATATTTCTTACATGGTAGACTTTTCAAATTCCCTTTTATTTTTATTCTGTATACTCCATCTTTTATTGTATAACTTACGTATAGTCCTAAAGAATTTGCAAGATACAAAATTTGTTCAGCTAATATTTTATTCTTCACATAGAAATCTTTTCTTTTATCCTGTACTCCTCTCTTCGGATTTGTCTTTGCATCAAATATTCCAGCCAATACTTTACTTCTCACTTTCTTACTGTTGTATAAAAATTCATCTGGAATAAAAAATGTGCTATCTCTACCTAAAGTATTATTGCTTCCTACCATAAAACCAATATCATAAGGCTTATCAAATGTTTCTACTTCAGGCATTTCTATACTGCTTTTATACATCCGCAGTTCACTTCTTTTATTGTAATTTATTTTCAGATAATCTTCTATACTATATTCATAATAATTTTCTTTATTATCAACCAAACATAATATATGCTCTTTATTGGCAATAAATTCATCCATCCCTCTAAATTTTATTTTATACAGTTTCCCATACCCTTTTGTTGTACCTAATACTTTCCTTGGCTTTGAATCCACCCCCATCACATAGTCATCTTTCTTTATATCTTCTATTCTTTTCAACCTTCCATCAGCCATTACTATTTCAGTACCTTTTCCAAAGCACTTTCCACTGTGTGCCCCACCAATTAAAATTTCTAATGGATTCTCATCAAATAATAATGGATAGAATGTATAGTTTGTTACTGATGGTAGATTGGAAAAATCTATTTCTGGCATTACTTATACTCCATCACAACAATGTCTCTTATCATATTTATTACTCCATTTTAATAATTGTAGCACACTTTTATAATTTTGTCAATATGTAGTAAATATTATATATATCAAATTCCCATTTCGCTGTGGTTGAATAAGGTGGTACCAAGGTTGCGTTTTCTAACAGTACCATGTACTTTATACGTACTTCTACTACAAAATCGCTTGTAGGTACCAAATTTTGCAATCTGGGGCATTTTTTATTGCCACATTAAGCTATTGACAAAAAAGTTTCTATGTTTTATAATAATATTTAGTAAAGGATTATTTATGGAAATAACTACTGTACCAAATAAATACACAAGTATAGAACTTTTTGCAGGAGCTGGTGGTCTTGCCCTTGGTTTAGAGCAAGCTGGTTTTCATCATGTTCTTCTCAATGAATATGATAAAACGGCATGTAAAACTTTAAGAATAAATCGTCCTTATTGGAATGTGATTGAAAAAGATATTCATTCCGTTGATTTTACAGAATATAAATGGAAAATTGATTTACTTTCTGGTGGTATTCCCTGTCAAGCATTTAGCTATTCTGGTAAAAGAAATGGATTTAATGATACTCGTGGAACATTATTTTTTGAGTATGCAAGAGCAGTAAAAGAAATCCAACCTAAAATATGTATTATAGAGAATGTCCGTGGCTTATTAAATCACGATTCAGGGAAAACTATTTCTATAATGATACATGTTCTTAATGAACTTAATTATCATGTCTTGGAACCAAAAATACTAAATGCTGTTAATTATAATGTTCCACAAAAACGTGAAAGGCTCATATTAGTAGCAATAAGGAATGATATAAATGCAGAATATACTTATCCAAAACCAAATAATAAAATATATACATTAAAAGATGCTCTAAAAAAGGGAGAATTATACCCTTGCGATGTACCAAATTCAGATGGCCTTAAATATTCATATAAAAAAGAAAAAATTCTTAAAATGGTTCCTCCTGGTGGTTGCTGGCGTGATTTACCAATAGAATATCAAAAAGAATATATGATGAAAAGTTACTATCTTGGTGGTGGGAAAACAGGTATTGCTAGACGAATATCTTGGGATGAACCATGCTTGACATTAACTTGCTCACCTGCACAAAAACAAACAGAACGTTGTCATCCAGAAGAAACTAGACCATTCACAATTAGAGAATATGCTAGAATACAAACATTTCCAGATAATTGGCACTTTTGTGGGTCTTTGTTAAATCAATATAAACAGATTGGAAATGCAGTTCCAGTAAATTTTGCTAAAGAACTTGGTATTTCTGTTATAAATTTTTTGAATAAATAAAGCCCTTTTTGTATGGGAGAAAAAATTGAAATGACCAAATTTTATGAATTTGTTTAATAATATTATATTGGAGTAATATATGTTATTATAAAATAATGTAAAAAATGATGAATTAGTGGTATATTGAAATTCTATAGTTGGTAGATACATTTTATAAAAACATGTATTTTATTTGTATGGGTGGGATTGTAAAAAAATAAAATAAAATATGGATAAAGCCCTTTTTGTGGGGAATATATTTTCTAGTACTCTCCGCCTCCCGATCGGCCGAAAA